CTTTCACCTCCTTTGCCAATTCCGCTGCTGCACGTCCCTGTAATTGTCCTGCTGCGATAATCTCCCTTGTGGCTTTCTGTTGAGCAAACTTTACCACCTCTTCCGCACTGCGTTTTATACCCGTCATGGTGTGACCAAACTTCAACATCGCATCACTCGCAGCAGCTTGTGTTGCTTCAAAGTGCACTTGGCTAAAGGCTTCCGGCACTTTTATATTGAGCTTGCGAATGTCCTTTTTGATGTCCGTTGCTGTGGTGAAATAGATTGCGGGTACTTCTTTCTGTATAAAAGATTTTGTTTGATTATCCAATCTCTGCACAGAATCATTCACTCTTGATAGCATCGCCGCTGCTCGATCACGCGCAAAAGGCGTATTGCTAAAATCCTTCATTTCCCTGATTAGATCGTTATAGGCACGTGTGTAAATGGCTCCCAAAGCCCTGCTTTTGCCGTTCACTAATTGAGAGAAGCCGAGTCCGCTAAAGAGTCCCATACCCTTATCGTACTGCTTACCTCAGCAAACTAACAATTCCAGAGATAGCACCGACAGTACCAAAGACCATCGAAATATAAAAAGATGTTTGACTTGCCTTTCCCTCCAATGTTGCCTTGGAGAGTTTTAGCGTTTCAATGTCCGCATCTAATTTATCAATAGTTGCTCGCAGCTCTATCCTTGTCACAAAGCTTGCCTTTTGGTCTGTGAGTGCCTGTCGAAATTCATTCATCCCCTCCAATCTCTTATCCATAGCTTTATACGCCACATCTGTAGCCCTCTCGATATTGCCAAGCCTTGCCTCTAAATACTCTCTGAGAGGAACAAAGCCATCTTTAGATTGCTGGCTCATTCTTCAATATTACACCTACCTATGGCACAGCCAATATCACTGCTGAGACGGTACAAAATAGGAAGAATGATGCTGCAAGCGTGAACCACACAACCCACACACTCAACTGATCTATTCCATATCTGTTCCATGGCATTTCTGTGAACCTCGAAATAATCTCTTTCACTCTCTGCTGTTTTTCCTCAGATTCAATCTGCACTTTTCTACTATTGGAACCAATGGAGGAATGTTCAACAACAACCATAAGATTATTCTATCAGAATGCGAATTGAGGGGGTGCAGCGGCCTTTGCATCAGAAATCATTTTTATCTTTGCCGCCAGTGCTTCCCCTTCCAATCCATCAAGATTGCGCAATGCATCCTCCAAACTTTGGATACCCGCATTCATGCGCAATGTTTCCACCTGCGTATCCTCCAAAGGATCTTTGGGCAATCCATCGTTGAATTCGACAAACACGTCAGAATGCTGCAATTGTGCAGACGCTTCCCATTCCATCGCATCAACTGTCATGTCCTTAATCACGCGATGATACGGGCGTAATTTCCTCTTTACCTTTGCGAGCGTCGGAAGAATACGCAGTTTGAGCGCACCTACTTTTTCCGCACCTCCTGTGACATTCCAATCCATTAAGAGAGTCGAAATATCCGCAACACGCGCAATCGCCTCAATGATCTTTTCCTGCTCTTTGAATGCAGAATCAATAAGAGGGTTCGCATTCACGATGTACTGAGGAATGATGTCCTCACCTTCCTTTGCCACCTCAAACATCTCCGTATTCTCTACGCGCACTTTTCCAAACTGATCCAGCACACCCGGTGGAACAGCCATCTTCGCACTCGCATGTTTCTTGAGCTGCGTAGCAATTTGCGATTGATTGCGCGTCAATTCCTCAAAGAGAGTGCGCAAATCATCATAATCACTCGCTCCCTCCACTTGCCTCCCTGTTTTCACGTTGTTCACCGTGTACACAGGGATGTAATCGAGTTCAGTTTTCTCATATTGCCCAAGTAGCAAATCCGGCAAATTTGGATCGAGCATCTTGAGAGGGACTAATCCTTGATCAACACCCTGCTCTGTGGAGAGTTTATGTAGCTCGTAGGTGATGAATCCACGTGTGTGCGTCTTGATGAATCGGTACGGCTTTTCATCAATCTTTGGCTCCCACGAGATAATCACACTCTTTGGCTCACTGTGAGAAAACATCGTGTCGTACTGCGGAAACACGTATGCAGGGTTCAACTCACAAAATTCTGCCAAACCATCTTTGAGATACATTTCAAAGTACGCTCTTCCTGCGTAACTTTGCGTCAGTGCAGACTCATCCATGCGATTGTGAAATTCCGTACGGAACATGAAATCATCAATTTTTTTCTGTGCATTCGCGTCCTGCACTTTCACCTTTACTTCTTCCGTAAACATCAGGAAAGCGAAAGATCGAGACAGCTTACCCGCAACGTTCTGTATCACCTCCAATTGATTTTTCTTTTCCTCAGAAGTGCGGAAATACCGAAGCACAAGACCAAACTTGCCACAGTATAGCGAGTAGTTATCCTCAACTTCGCGTGACCGTGCTTTTTCTGCTTCTGTAGGAAACATGAATACATAGTAAAATTCTCTTGGTGTTTACGCCAGTCATTCACTTCCATCCTGTGCACTTTCAACACCGCGTATCTTCTCAATATTCCATAAAGACAACATTAAGGATTGCGGCGCATCATCGTGATCATATTTTGCAGTACCATGTGTGAGGTTTAATTGTCCTGTTGGCCTACGTTCCTTCACTAAGTTTTTCATCTGCTTTTCAAACTTAGGAGTGAGGGGGTGATTCTTTGGATAGGTAAGACGCTCTCTTTCATTGGTCGCAGCAAATGCCTTTGTCAGTTTCTTCGCCATCACATCCTTGTGCTGCACAGTGAAGACCACACCGCGAACAGGTGTACGTATCCTACGCTTGAGCATAGATTTCACCGGATCTCCAACTCCAGTTGTGTCACAAAAAACAAAGCGCAATGACACTTTGTGCTGCATACTTTTTTGCTCCAACCATAATGCAATCTCCTCAACCTGATCCGGGTATTCCCCCTTGAAGATCTCCCAATCGCGTATGTTGCGTTCGTAGTCTGTCATTGTTACCCACGTCTCATCACCATTTTCTCCTTTTGCAAAGTCGATTCCTACATCAGCAATGCGCGAATAGAAATCATCATGCTCACGTCTATGTGCAATAAGGCTCTCCCATGAAATGAAGTTGCCAACCTCTACAATCCATTTCAAATACAAGTTCTTCTGCACCTCATCGCTATCAATACCGTGATCTGCAATATATTTATCCTGTGATTCAATCCAGCGCAGGAACATCGGATTGTTTGTGCGCTCATGTTCTAAGCGCATAGCAATGCGCATGTGCGTGTAATCCAGTCGGATAACACTAATGTCAGGCGTGTTTGTCACCTCAGAAAGCTCCTTTGCCCTACACGCTCTGAACCCTCCATTGCCCACCCAAATATCGACACCTCCCGTAGTGGACATGGCTGGCTCCAATTCATCTTTGAATATCTCATCATCACCAAGGTGCTTTTCGTCACGAATGATAATGTGCGCACTGCGTCCTTCCTTCGTTGTTTTCTTCTCCTCTCTTCTAGCAAACCCTTTGAACAGACCAAAAACATCAAGACGTGAATCATCAGGCAACATCACAATGTCTAAACTCTTTTGCTTAAAAGCAAAGTTATGCTGTAACTCGCATTTGTCATAGAGTTTCTTTGAACGATCAAAAACCTCGCTTCCCGTCGTACGCTCAGGAGCAGTAATGATTGCGCGTAATGGTTCTCCCTCTATCTTTGGGAAGATGTAGGAAAGGAACCATAGGGCATAGCACACCACCTCCGTTTTTCCGATTTGACGACACGCAGAAATATCAATCGTATGTCTCTTCCTCAGCAATACGCGATAGATAATCTCTCGTGCAATTTTCTCCTGCTCAATAGTGATTGTCACATCAAAGAACGCAAGAACACACTCGCAGAAGAGTTTTACGAGGCCATCAACGTGCACGGGATTGTGGACGTTAAAGCTGGGCTTTAGCGTCAACATGTGGGGAAATTGTTATCGTAGAAGACGGCGGGTACATACGATTCAAGAGCAATTGAAATGGATCATTGTCAGGATTTGGTGCAGTTTGCTTGGTGATGTTCGTTGGTTCTCCAAGCTCAGTTTTCACAACATTCAGAATGTCTATCATGTCACCAACAGAGAGCTTGTGTTGCTTACACACCCCGCAGTAATGCGCATCCTCAAATTTCTTTTTGAGCTTTTCAAAAATAACATTCTTAAAGGTCTTCATCTGTTCCACGTTCTCAAAAAAACGTTGCTTTAACTTCTCTTCACCTATCGCGTTTGCTTCCTCCTGAAAGGAGAGAAGTCTTTTCCTCCAATGAAACTTTTGACACCACTTGTCTAAAGTACTTGTAGATATTCCAATATGCTTAGCGACTTTAGCGAGGCTCCTATCACTGCCCATTTCTACGTATATGCAAAATGCTTTGAACATTTCTGGAGTTTCACCTTTCACTGGCGATGGTGGATTGAGTGGTTCCATATGCTGCATGGGTACGCATTTAACGCTTGCGAAGCGAACAGCACGATCACCATAGCGCAACTTCAGTGCACTTGTAAAATAAACAGCAAACTAAACGTTACGACTAAAAAGAACACCCCTATCCATTGCTGGAATTTCCATTTCATCGGAAAAGCATTATGGGAACAACGGTCATCTCCATGGTTATAAAGAGAATACAAAGAACATGCATTACAACAATGGGCTTCATAGAGCTTTAAGGTGAAGGGATAAAGAGCCTCCGGGTGATGTTTGTATGCGTTCGTATCCTTCATTTCCAAGACCTGCCCACACATCTATGCGTTTTCCCTTCACTGATCCACCTGTATCTGCACATCGCACGTATCCTATTTTCTCAATGTGTATTGTCCTTCCAAAATAAGCCAATGGACATGCGGCAATACTCAAAGGAGTCACATTGCGCACGTCCGTTCCATCAGCAGTATGAAAAGGCTCACCATCGCTCTGCATACAAATCTCTGCTTTATAATCACCTTTCATCTTCCCTCCGTACGGCGCGTAGTACAGGTTGGAAATTTTGCACACTCCTACATTCCGCGCCCACCCGTTGTAGTAACGTTCCTGTCCCTCTACTGGCGTGTAGTAGCGAGTCACAGACCAAATACCGAGAAAGTCCCCTGCGTGGGCATTGTCGGCTGTGATAAGGAACGCTGCTACCAAAAGAAGCGTTCGTACCATGTGCCAAACATAGTATCTGAAAGAGACAAGAAAACCGCGCCCTTTTACTTGCGTTTGGACGCGGTTTGTATGGTGGTTTTTACGGTGGTTTTTACGGCTTTATGCGTGGTTTTGACGCACTATACTCCTGTGAGCGACATTACCGATGTGAACGCACTTTGTTGGCTTTGAAGACGCTTGATATTCTTGCGCATACGATCCTCTTTTCTCTCCAAGCGTTCACGTGTCTCCGCTTCCTTCTGCTCCTTACGTTCCCTCTGCAAAACCCATTGATCAAAGCTGCCCCTACGCTCACACCACGTCTTCCCAATAGTGTCAAAAACGAGCGGAAAGCCATCACGGATCTGTCGTACCAATGTCATGCGGTCTATGTCACCAAGCACACGCGCATTGCTCTCTCCGCGCTTTAGAATGCCATGGTGTTCTAACTCATCGGCAATTTTTGACCACTTACGCTGAGACAGCCCTAGGTCACTCATCGCCGCAGTCGTGAAACTCTTTTTCTCGAAAAGATACGATATGAAGTTGTCTAATGGGATTCCCTGATAGGTGTTCTGATTCCCTTTGCCTTTCCTCACGTACGTGCGCTTGCCCAGCAGATACAAACGCTTCGCATTCAGCGTCAGCAAGAGCACGATGCAGAAGACGACTACGCGGGACATAAAAGGCAAGTGGATAGTTGCGGTAAGTATCCCGAGTGCGAAATGCGGAAGCATGATTGCCAGCAAGAACGCTACTGCTGTTAAGCATTTCAAAATTGCTTTCATCAACGACGATGCCGAAGAGTTCTCTAGCCATCTGAGGAACTTTACATAGAGAACACGGCGTAAGGAAAGAAGATGAATGACTTGTTCGTTTTGAATAGGCCGGATTTGAAAATTTTGGTTTTCCATATAATTTTATGTGTGTGTGAAAAATGTAAAACTAGTTTTGCTTTAGGCATGTTTATTGCCTAATTTGAAGAGTGCGGAAGTTGCCGAATGAATCAGGCAAACGCACATACACGAATGGTTCTCTTGTCATTGTGTGTGTTTGGAAGGAAGTAATATGAATATTATACTATAAATCCCCCTATTTTACTAGGGGGAAGTTTTGTACTTGGCATGTTACAACCGCAATTAGCGATTGTCCGTATTTTTTGCCTTCTCCGCTGCACTCTTCTGAGCATCCTCACGACGCTTCTGCTCTGCGAGCTTGTCCTCAATGCCATTCGCAGCAGCATCCAATTTCTTCTGAGCCTGAGAGTCGTTGCCCATAAAATATGGTGGGAAGGAAATAGAAATACATGACTGCAATAGTAGACGATCAAAAAGAACCGCCATTACAGCGGTTCCTCTTGCCTAAGTGGGCATTGTACAAACTATGCTTTCACCGCACTGATCTCTAGTCCCTGCTCTGTGCGCTTGAACATAGCCATTTCGCCAGCGGTGGGCTTCCACTCGCCAGCATCAGCAGCGAGTGTGCAGTTATCCGTGTCCTTATCACCATCCTCAACCTCTGCGGTGACAACGAATACATCGGCACTGATCTGCTCAACATTTTTTACCATGAGTTCCTTGGATTCTCCTACTTGGAAGTTATTGCGAAGCGCATTTACATCTGCGCCTGATTCTGTTTGTGGCTGATCTGCCATAAAAAAGGGGTAATGGAATAAGGATTGCACTATAGCATCCTATGACTAAGGTTCAACCAACAGCACTGCACCTTGTGCAATGTTGCAAACGATATAGGGAACACCCGCGTAATCCACATCCTCCCAATCAATCACGGCTCCAGTTGTAAGGGTGATGCGAAGAGTGCCGTAGTATTTCCCCTTGAGTCCTGCGGTATCTTCTGGCGCAAGAATTACTCGAATCTCTCCACTGGCAATCGTCATATCTGTGGCTCCTACACTCAGGAGCTTTGTTACCACAGCATCATCATTGTCATCCAATAGTCTCTTCTTCAATAGAAATTCAGCTTCCTCAACTTCCGCAGCCTCAATATCATCTCCACGCTTAGCCACCTCACTCCAATCCGCAGAATATGTTGTAAGGAATTGCAAAATGCGATCTGTGGATGCAGGGAAGACGATGACACGCTCTTTTGCCATGTGCTGAGTATAACTACACGGTCATCGTATCGTCCACTATTCCTACAAGACCGCTCAAATCATCAATGTTCCCAATCATGGAATTCAAATCGTCAATGATGCCCGTCATGGTGGTCATTGCTGAAACTGCCTCAGCAGAAGCGGTAACAGAAGCAACCGTGATACGAATAACAACAGGACTGACAGACGATGCAGAATGATGTGTACCACTCGTGGATGTAACGGTAATTTCCACTGGTATAGGAGCAACGTTTGCCGTGGATCTATGTGTGGCAGTAGTGGAAGCAACTGTGATCGTCGTTAACGCGGGTGATACCGATGCTGCATAGACGTTCTGCGCAGTCACAGATGCCACGGATACCAAGACGCTCAGGGGGGCAACAGACGCAGTGGATCTATGTGTTCCCGATGTGGTAGCAACAGTCACGCGCACTATCGCCGGACTCACAGAAGCAGTAGCAATGTTGTTCGCGGTTACTGACCCAACGGAAACTGTCACAAGAACGGGTGAGACGCTTGCTGTGGATCTGTGAGTGGCAGATGTCGTTGTGGCACTCACAAGCACTGCCACGGGGCTTACAGAGGCAGTGCTACGGTGCGTAGCGGATACCGCAGCAGGGATTACATCAATTGCCACAGGATCGACACCTGCGATGTAGCTACTCCCCTCATTGGCTGTTACAGAAGGAACGGTGATCTTGATAGGTACTGCACCTCTTTTGACGTAGACATAGAAAATGGTGTCCCTCGTGCTATCAGGGTTGTAATCAGGAAGAGTTGCTGAATAGACGTTATTTCCTCCGTGTGTTGGAGACGTTGAATCGAGATAAATTCTAGGTCTATTGGTAGCGTCTCCTCCGCTATATTCCACTGCAACCACATACTTTGTCCCCTCTATTAGCTCGTACATGTTCAGCCCAGAGAATGTAAATGTCACGAGAGATGGTGATGTGGGGAACGTGGAAACATCTATTGGATCAGAGACGGCAATTGCTGAACCTGTTGTGTCACTACTCGTACCGTATGTACCAGTGTGCGTGTACAGTTTCGCAATGATATTCCCCGTAGGAGAGTTTACTTTCTCCATGCGGAAAACTACCTGATGCAAAATGCCTCCAATCGCATTGAATGACTGACCAAATCCTACATTCGCTCCTGCACGAACACTGAATGCTCCGCTGTCATTTGAGTCAGGGTAGCTATCGGCAAGGATTGCTGTATCGCTTCCAATGGGAATTCCTTTTGCTTTATGAGTTCCACTCACACTAGCGGCAACCACGTGCACAATCACAGGTGATACCTCCGCAGTAAATGTTCCCTCAAAAGCAGTGGTGGATGTTGGTGTAACGAGTACGGAGACAGGTGCTACGGAAGCCGTGGCTACGTTCTTTGCCGTGACACTCGATACGGTCACAGTGATAGAAACCGGAGCTACAGACGCCGTATCTACCTCTGCATAGGTGGCAGTTGTTGCAGTGGGGATTACTTCAACAATGACGGGGGCAACAACCGCATGATGAATGGATGTTGCTGTTACCGCTGGCACGGTCACGGTAATGGGCACGGGAGATGCAGATGCTGTATCCACTTCGTTGTATGTCGCCGTGAGAGCAGCAGCAGTAACGAGAATGGAAGCTGCTGCAACCGCAGCAGCGAATCGAGCAGTAGCAGTTACAGAAGCTGGCGTTACAGTGATAGGAACAGGAGAGACACCTGCTGTTTGCGTACCACCGCTTTTTCTTGCATATCGCCTACGATTCTGCGTAACAAGTGTCATCGCATTCTGTAGAGTAATTTAATCTCTGCATCAGTAAGAGCATGATCATAGAGAAGTACATCAGCAATTTTCCCATTGAAAAAACTGAATCCATTCAATCGCCCAAAACTAAGGCCAGTCCCATCAGTTGCAGCTAATGTTCCTGTTCCTGTTGCGGTTTTGGTATTTACACCATTCACATACGCAATGAACGTTGCACCGTTCCATGTTAATGCAATGTGATACCACGTTCGCACAACAGGAAGAAAAACGTTATCTATTTTCCCTGCGTTTGTTCCAGTTGTTTTTATTTCCACGTCCATGTTCCCATCTCCACCTGTCCAAATCCAAAATTGTCTGTTTCCCGTTGCTCCTTTTGATATGACACCTCCATCAGCAATCAAAGAATACCAGTTGACCCAAAATGCAAGGGTGAAATAACTAGGGCTGAATTCTACCTGATCACCCAATGTCACTACATCATCCGTTCCCTCACATTGCAATCCATAACCTGAATTGCTTTGATTTGCCGTCCATAATGCTCCACCGGAAATTGTTCCATGATTCTTAAATACACCTTCATCAAGAAATGTGAATCCTGATCCCGGTCTTCCTAGCCATGCACCAATAAGACCTTTTTGTAGTCGTTGATCTAATTGTTCTAAGCCGAACACGTATTGTCCTTTGGTGCGGTAGCGCATAGTCAGCGGGGAAAATGCGGCTACGCTGCTACGTTCTCATAGACTCCTGTGACGTAAATAGCATGATTGCCGCCAGTGGAATTAAGGTTAACACCTGTATTGTGAACCACAAACACCACAAATTTTTTCGGCAATGTTCCACCAAACAACGCTGCTACTGAAATAGGAGCAAAAAAGTATGTTCTATCGCTTGTATTGTTCGTAGGCAAGACAGCAGCGAGTTTGAGAGAAGCATCACGAATATCCGCGCTTGTAATTGTTTCATTACTGTCTGTTCCATCAAGAACATCGGGGTAAGTAGAGTCCTCAATCAAAGCTCCGACATAGACACGTATTTCCTTTGAAGCAGTAGGTGATGTCCCTGTGGTGATCTTCCCACCAAGCAAATAATCAATATATTTATCTGTTGTATTATCAACAGCAGTGGACTCACGCCCTGCAAGTAGGTTCGTATCCGTAGCAAGGCTAGCAAGCGTAATAGTCAGTGCTGCCGACGATGCATACACTAATTTGATGTCACCGGATGCCATAGTTAAGCGGCGAAGAGGTCAACAAAAGTTGCAACGTTTGCAAGGATGGCAGCATCAGTTGCTGCTTCAATTTGAGCTTTTGTAGTACTCTTATTCGCAGCGAGAACAGCCCAGATCATCTGCTTTGCTTTCTCATCAGGATGCTCATATGCCTCCTTTGCCCATACCAATCGCAATGCATGATTCGATATTCCTCCACTTTCTGCACGAATAACATCAGCTTGCACAGCAACCGCACTAGTTACTTTACGCAGAAGATTCGTATTGTTTGCCAGATCATAGAGTTCATCGTATGAAGCCATAAAATTACTTAATCTTGGAAGCGGGGAACCATGTAGGAAATCCACCACTCACTGCCAGAAGCCATTGTTCACCCACTTGGATCACCACGCCTTTCTTCGTGACTGCATCACGCTCTTCAACTTTTGTCACAGTGAGCTTTTCACCATGAATTGTTTCTACGTTGTCGCCAACCTTGAATTTCTTGTCTGCCATAAAATTGAATGGGAAGAGAGCTATTAACCCTGAGCGATTTGCAGGATTCCTTCAGCGTTCCAAGGAATATCAATCTGTGTAGCCGTTGCAGGGATATCCGCAGTGAAGTCTATGAAAGCGATAGGAATATTGTCAGAATCATTCGTTACGAACTTTAAGATCAATGCACCTTGAATAGCTCTTGTGGCATTTCCACTAAGTCCAGTGAATGACACATCCGTTGCATCAAACTCCGCACGGTCATTGGCGTCATCCGTGTTTACTGCTTCAGAAGCAAGAGCCACACGGGCGTACCCCGTTGCATCACATTCATCCAACGTACCGATGTTTGCCACAAAGTTGATTGCATCCTTGTCCGTGTCTGCCGTGGTATTCGTCATCAGAAGTGCAACACGGATGTCATGGGTATCGAGATCAATTGATCCATCCACAAGCCTTTTAAGAGCATTGTTGAAAACGTTGCTCGCCATGAACATCTTGAAGAATGTTTGACTGCGCATCATCTGCGCAAACTCCGCAGCAGTGAGAGTACGTGTCTTGAACCGTGGAGTTATGGTGATGCGTTGCATAGGGACAGAGGGAATTAAAGCAGTCTTAGTTGCTTACAACAAGTAAGTCGCATCCAGCAGTCACAGAAGCGTTGTTACCGCTCGTGGAAGCTGCGAGTTTTACATCTGTCTTTTCTGCGAACACAAAGCCCGTAGAGAAATTGTCACGCCACAGAGGGAGTGCGCTTGAAACTGCAATTTGATGGATTGTCTCAAACACGCCACCTAATGCACGTGCCAACAGTGAACCCATGACGATCATGGAAGCTGTGGGAGTGGTGAAATACGTAGAGAGAGCAAAGGCAGTCTTCCCAGCAGGAACGGTATAGATTGCTCCAAACCATTGTGTTGCAGCAGCAGTGATACGCGCAGAAACCGTAGAATCTGTTGCAGCGGTGGCAGTAATGTTTCCTACTGCTGCGCCAGTGCTACCCGCAGTAAGGACACGCATACTGTTGATTCGCAAGAAAGCTGTTGTGGTATTCACAGCGTCCGTTCCATTCATCGTTACAATCTCCGTGACTTCAACGTATGACGCATTCAAACCTTTGATCTCTACAGTGAATGCGCCCGTGAGTGTTGCAGCAAGACCACCTGTGAGTGCAGCACCTTCCACAGAAATACCCGCTGATTCGCTTGTTACTGTGGTGATCGAGTTTCCACCCGTACCCGTTGCAACAGCAGTGAGTGTGACTGTATCCGTTACTGCTACTGCCTCTACGAGAGCAGAAAGTGTTGCATTCGCATTAATAGCATCAGCAAGGTTTTCAGCAGTCTCATCCTCATCCGCGCCAATCTCAAAGTCTGTTCCTGCAACCAAGTCAACATCAGCGATGGTTACAAAAACAACATCCTCACCTCCCAAAAGCGTTGTATCGGAAAGTGTCAATGCGCTTCCCGTCTTTGCCAAAGTGATTGCATTTCCATCTGTTCCGGCAGTGACAGCAGTAATCGTGATTGTGGTTCCATCATCGGTAGCATTCACCTCAGCCATGGAGTTAATCAAAATCGTGAGAGTAGTAATGCTTATGAATTCATCGTTAAGTGCAACTGCTGCTCTCTTGGTGAACGTTCGTCCATTGACCACCAATGTATCTCCGTTTGCAGGTGCGCCATACGTCACTGTTCCTGTAGCTGCCACTGCTACGAGTTCTGCAATGTCCTCCACCACAATATCGCCTTCCGCAGCAACAGCATCATCCTCATCCTCTGCACTATCGCTATCAATCGCATGAACACGTGCGGCGGTTGGGAAAGCGTATGTTCCTCCACCCTCGTGGATGTCCTCAATGGTCGTATCAATGTCTGCATTGCGCCCAAGTATGTGAACAACACTTGCTGCGCCATCAGCCCCCTCAGCAGCAACTAGAAAATTATCTCCAAGTCTTTTGTCCTGCATGAGAGCCTTGAGCTGAGATGACATGGAGCAATCCTACACCGTAAGAAAATCTCTACGCAAGCGCACTCAAAAATCATCTTCCGTAAAATCATCATTTTCCTCGCTTGCATCTTCCGTGTGCTGACACCTTGGGTAATCGACACAGCCATAGAAAGATCCTGTCTTCCAGCCGTGCAGCACCATTTGCTTTCCGCAAATGCAGATAGGCGCATTGCTCATAGGTCAATTGTACCAATGCGAATTTCTGGCTTCAATGCATCGGGGTTTTTCGATTTGACAGATTCCCCGGTGACTATGTTCTTATCAGCTTTCCGCAATTTCTCATGCTCATATTCTTTCATCACATTGGCGATGTAAAACTTACCTTTACTCTCCGCTTCCAAGAAAGCATCAAACTTCTGACGTGGCACATCGAAGTACTGAAACTTCGCACCGTTTATAAACTGCACAATGAGAATGCCAATAGATTCATCATCCGTGTATTCATCAAAGCCAATAGCATCAATGTTCGATGATGTAACTTTGGTTAACTTTACGCTCATAGTCTTGGATCGAAAATTCCTTTGCCATTCTCAAAGTCCCGTACTCGTCGCTGAATGGTATTAGCGTCTAAAATTAACTTCCACACAAGCGGCCACTGTGGGTGATTTTGAATTCCCTCAATGCTGTAGAGTGGGAGAAATTCTTTGAATACAGACTCAAGATTGATAGGTCGTTGGCGTGAAAGTGATGGGTTATTTTCCAAGATCATCTTCACGTTATTTTGGATTTGAGTATGTGGGGTATCGCCAAACATGGAAGATTGACTACTCATGCTTTACAGGGATTCCCACTTGGATCAGGGATGAACGTATCAAGAGCTTCGTAAATCTTAGAATCCCAACCTGGATCTATCGTGCAAAGTTTCTTGCGCCATTCCTGCACAGAAAGCCCACAGAGCTGAGCAGCCTTCTCATACACACAAGCACAGCAGAGCTTCGTCACACGTCCACCTACACCCCATAGCGGGGCAACATGAAGATGTTCTTCTGGCGTTGGGCATGGATTGAGATTTGAAGGCCATAGCTTCTTTGGCTCTTCGATGACCTGCTTTTTCTTTCCAGCCATTCGATTGATTAATGCAGTCATCATAGGACACTATGATGCATATACGTTACTTAAGAGTCAATGGTAAAACTCATGGATAAATGTACACAGGGATTTGAAGTGCGTGATGATCCCTCTGAGCTTTCTGATACTCAACCTTTAATTTCTTCGTGGCCTTTTCGATATTCTCAATCGGGAAGGAAAACCGTTCCTGCAATGTTTGGAACTCGTTCTCGCCAATCTTCACAGGCAATTCTCTAGCAGCATCCAAAACATAAATATGCTGACCAATCACATAGCTCGCGTCTTTCATCGACAATGCGTATAGATCAATTACCTCAGCTTGCTTCTCTGCAAATGTCTGCCAATCGTTCATGCGCTCTTCGCAGACACTGGCATTGTGTAAGCGTATTTGTGCAAATGATTTTGCGAGAACAAAAATCGAAACCAGTGCAATAACCCATAGCCAAAATGTTGATCGAGAAGTCATGTTTTGGGGAATAGAACTTTCTCCAATTCCAAAAGTCTCAACATTTTTTCATCACGTTCTTGCATGAGCATGTAGACGCGGTTTGGTATCTCACGCTTACGAAAGTTTTGATATAGACCTGCAATACGCTGTGGGATTTCATTGATCGACTTCGCCAAAGAATTGTACTCAGCCACAAGAGCACGATTTTCCTGTGTTGGTTCTAGCACGACGTTCTGCAAATTTTCATTCTTCAAACGTGCCATAACTTTCTTGCCAGCAAAGTTAGCAATATTCATAACTCACCGTCGTTAAAGCCCATACCTGTGTTTACATCGGGTGATTGTGGCTCACGCATTGGATCGCCTTTGAAACCTTCACGCTTTGCTTTCTTCAGCGCACGGCAATTTTGACATCGCCTTGGTGGAGTGAGATTTTTGCTTTTGTAGAAACCTCTCTCGCCATCTGTGAATGTAAACGGTTCGTTGCAATCGCAACATGTGATTGTCTGATCCATAAAACTTTTGAAAAGAAATAAAAAATAAAACTATTCCCAATCTTGTACATTCGCCGGGGACTTGTCTAGCTCTTGGAATTTACGCCTCTGAGGGGCGTACGAGGCATTTGTTAAGTACATGGAATAGTTTGGAAAAATTAAAATCCTTTTTTACTGAGTAAGGCATCAATGCTAGACCATAAGGCTCTAACGCCTTCTTCACCATGACAAGCAACACAGAATATATGGCATCCATCAAACATATAACTGCCTTTACCATCGCACGTTGTACATCCTTTCCTGCCTTTAGATTTTTCAAGAATCTGCTCAATCATAGAATTCTGTGGAAGAAAGTAATTTTGTTGATATTGAGTCTGGTTTTAACAGTTCAACTCGTTTTTGTTGCTCGATAAATTCAGAAGAAAACCAAGGCTTAGCAATAGGCTTAACCATGTTTATGAAATTTTTGCTGTACCACGCTCCATGGATCAACACATTTGAATTCTCAGGATTTTGGAGAGCGGAAATGAGCTGTTCGCCAATTTCTTGCTTCACATGAAGCGTGGTCTTGTCTTTGAAAAAAATTATATAGCGCATCGTGTATGGGGTTAAGAAATAATAGCTGTTTTACCATAGCCTCTCGTTTTTGATGAAAAATCTTTCACACGAGAGAACCACGTCGAGAGTCTACGTTTCACATCAAATGTTTGTTGTAATTGCCATTTTTGCTTTGTACCAATTTTATTCGGCTCTGTCCAATACAATACAAAATTTTTCATTTCTTTTCGCACAGCATTTTCGTTCGCGCCTTTTTCCAAAAAAAATAAAATTATCTCTTCCTGTTTTTTTTCGTTTTCAAAAAATGATTTAGCTTCTTGGAATGGTGTCGTCAGCGACGGCGATCCGTCGCTCGCCCCACCTTCACTAACACCTTCACTAACAATAACACCTTCACTAACACCTTCAGTGGTGGGGACTCCACGAGCACTCGATGTGACCACGTTGTGTGAAATAGACTTAACGTAATCATAATCTCCTATAGTATACTTAATATAACGAGAATCTGGTTTTTGGTACTTTGTGAAATTTAATATAAGACCATATTCTTTACCGTTGTGACTAAATGACTTTATTCTATTATGTTTTATAAGTTCATTTAAGAATTTATCCACTTTTACACCCTCATCGAAGGGGAAAATTTGTGATTTTAATAGTCGTTCATGCCACTCAAAAACACCTGCATCATCAGCGCATGTCCATAGCCCAATATAGAATAAGCGAGCACCCATCGAGCACTCTGCGAGAGTCGTGTCATTCCAAAAGCCTGGGTGGATCGCTCGTATTTTTGCCATATAAATTACACAGCCCTTTTCGCCAGCGGGTACGTGGAAATTGCGGTATCCGGCAGTACACCGCTGGCGACAAGAGCCGATGATTTATGAACCAGATACCGCACATCCGAAACATACGCCCCCAATCACAGCACGTATACGCTCCTTACATCACTTGATCTTGAAACAAGTTACAATTGTTCTTTATTGTTCTTTTTAAGATTCCTTCCACTTCGAGAGCTGAGAGCGTGAGCAATAAATACCTCCACAGCCTCATCAGTGATGCACCAATCCCCCTGAGCCATGTATGCCCCTTCAAACCCTCCTGCCTTGCATATACGGGCAACAGAACGATGTGACAGAGGCTTTGCATTCGATGGTAGAATGCGCTTGGAAATGATCTCAGCGACTTCATGGGTATTGTAGATGGTGGCGGTAGGCATAGTGAGAAGTGGTGAGTAAGTGGTTAACGTCGTCTTTTGAGGACATGATAGAGCACTGCGCATAAAACAATACATGCCATCCCTTGCCAATAAATACATTCTTTTTCATAATCCATTTTGGGCAAGGTCGGTTAAATGATCTTCATATTCTTTTTCTTCACGATCCCTTTTTCGGTCTTCCTCATCAATGTTGTCATCCATGGAAATGGTGATGGATTCAGGAGTATTCATAGAGGCGGGAGAGTAATGGAAAGAGATGAAACACGAACCTTCTGAAGCTCAAAGGTGTATGTTTCCTGAGCATGAGCATCCGTGATGGAACGTAGCCGTTCTTTGTGCTTCTGCATGAGCGTAAACATACGCTCACTACTGAATGAATCTGAGAGGGTAAGCTGACGTACTTCATGCTGAAAACGCAATTCTTCCTGTTCTTGTGCCGATGATGTGCTTTGTGCGTAGTTCATAAAATCAATTGCTCCACTCTTGGAGCGTAGGGGAATTCTCTGCAATACGATCAACCGCCTGTTTTATATCCTCATTGGGCAACACTTGTTTCTCTCTATCGGGCTGAGTGTAAAATAAGCCAAAGGATTGCAGTGCAAAGCTCTTTGCGTACTCCAACACCCATTCAGGCGGCTTCTCTGAAATGTGCTGCTTTCGTATTTCTAACAATTGTTCCTCACTTCGCTGCCCATCCCATCCAACGCGCTCAACATGCTCCCACCATCCTGCATCCTGCAAATAGGCTCTCATACCCTCTGCCTCAATAGGGAATGCCAGAGATAGGCGCAAAAAATTCTCAGAATCCGCTTTGCAGAACAGGTGTGCAAGCATCGTGTGGAATCCACCACCAATGTGGTACTGCCAATCAAATACAAACTTTTCCGATGGTGTCAAATCCTTGTACATGGCTTAGGTAAGAGAAAAAATAAAAGTAGTCGAATTCGAGTAGTTTACGATTGTACAATTTCAGGTTCTTTTGGTGCTTCCAAAAGTGCAGCAACATTTTGCACTTTCTGCTCACCTACTGTGTGCATGATCGTTGCCAGTTCTTTCACCAAATCGAATGCGCGAGCAGGAAGATCAAAGTTCTGTTCCTTCCAACCATAGGCATTGTTGTAATTGACTGAGGTAACGCAGTACCCACTCTCTGTGAGAAGATCCATTTGAATACTGGCATTGGGCATTCCTGCCTCATCATCCTTTGGCATGGTGATACTGAATCCTGTAAGGCGAGTTTTCGTGATAGTGATGTGAAGACGTTTTTGCATCTTGGCGTGGAGAAATAGGGAAATAAAAATTGGCGAGTATCTATTCATGTATAGTTGAGAATGAGAATCGGGAGCGATAGAATGTGGTACATGGCTGAATCGAAAACGAATAAAGAACGGTTCTTCACAATGCTGGCTTTGGCGGCAGAGACACCCTCTCCAACAGCAAGTCGAAGAAGTGCCGTCCATCGTCCTTGTGGTTCCACTTCCAAGCGTACTCACGCACGTAGGAAGCAAGGTGCTTCGGACTGACGACATGGTGCGTCCCGTCAATGGAACGCTTTAGCTGGCTCCAAAAGCCTTCAATGGTGTTCGTGTGAACGTCACCCTTGGCGTACTCGCCCTTGGAGTGGCTTACCGTGTCGTGCTTCAAGTCCAGCAGGTCGGTTATCTTGTGATAGCTGTTCATCTCGTCGGTCATCATCCGTGTGCCTTTGGCGATATGGGACTGGAAGTGCGGCAGGAGCGTTGCGGCCTTCACGTCTGGCACAACAGCCGTGTTCATCTTGCCTTTGCGCTGGATGGCTCCGAAGACGATGGTCTTGCCTTCCGCTCCACGGCCACGCTTGCCCTTCCTCTTGCCTCCTACGACCGTCTCATCCGCTTCCACGTCTCCAAAGAGCTTGTCAGCGTTCTCGTCCATCATGGAGCGAATCATGCGTGTCATGCGTAGAGCCGTCTGGTAGTGCTTCACGCCGATATGCCGTTGCAGTTCCAAGGCGGCCACGCCGTTCCTGCTTTGCGACATGAGGAAGATAGCGAAATACCACTTCACAAGGTCGGTTTCGCTCTTGTGGAAGATAGTGCCGTTCTTCGGGCTTATCTGGCTACCGCCGCAGGAGCAGACGTAGTGCGCCGTTCCCTTCTGCAAGTAGTATTTGTCCTTCTGGCCGCAAGCGGCGCACGTAGCGTCCTTGTGGAGCCTTTGGAACAGGTCTTCAAGGCAAGCCTCGTTCGTGGGGAAACGCCGATTGAATTGCTTGATGGTGAAGGTGGGCATCATCGGTTGGCTTTGAAAAAAGCAGAAGCGAATCCAGCAGGTGTGATAGAGCGTTGTGCAGCACGTTTGTTCCATCCTTCAGGGAGGACGTAATCGCCCGGCAGGGGTGGTAATTCCCGTGAATTGAGATGGCTCTGCTTCCTCTGCCGCATGTTCAACATGACGATTTTCTGCTTCGGGACATTGTAGAAGCCCCACAGGTCAGTTCCTTTCGTGTGCGGGTCGCCGTAGTCGTTCGGATGAAACGTGAGAGGCGGCTTACCAAGATAGTGTCGCAAGAATCCTTTTGGATTCTCCAAAGCCCAGAACTTCGCTCCACCATGCACACATTCTTGGATTATCGCCAGACAACGATTCACAAGCTCCATACCACCCCTCAAATCCCGGGGCGTACTGGCCGTTGTTCGGGCGAAGCTGAACATCGTGCATGTCGGTGCTGCCAGAACGCCGTACACGCCATCTGGCGGTTCATAGGTGAAGACATCGTGCGCTGGGAGCGTAACGAGCCGAACATCGTATCCAGCGTCCTTGTACGGCTTGCTCCATGAGCCGGTACCGCCGCACAAGTCGAGGATGATTTTGGAGGAGTTTTCCGTAGAGGGGTGGGGAAATGTGCGATAAGACTACTCTCTCATTTACTATATGTCAATAGATAATCGCCTAAAATTAAACGTTCCATTTATGCTTGCAGCTAAAACAGATGTATTTCTTTGGCTTGCGCCCTATTGCCATTAGCATCATGAAAGTTCCAATGAGCGCAAAAAGAAGTGGGAAAATCAGGAAGCTAAATAACATGCCGAATGTAAAGAAAAGAAGGCCGATGATTGCGGTGATCTTTCGATCACTCACAGTGTTATAGCTATTACAATTGAAGCAGCGTACTTGCATGGGATTTCCGGGGGAAGTGGGTAAGAATAAAGGAAAAGTGAATAGTGTAAAACGTGCTTTATATGGCTTCTTTCTTCTCTTTCTTGGGTTTCTTTTCTACAGCATCAGTAACTTCACCCGCTTCGTTCGTGAGTGGTAATACACCTTCTCCCAAATCATCCTGCATAAGAAAATCCTTTGAAACAAGACGTGGTTTATTGTCTACAGTTATGACCACTGCGATACCGCGCTTAATCGCCTCATCGCCAATTTTCTTGTAACCAGTGCGGATAACATCAGGCTTCATTTCTGCAATGGCTGTATCGCTGGCTGTACCAAAGGCGAACATAAGAAGATCTGATTTCAATTGCTTCTCTGCCTTCCCTGAGCCGGGGGCAATACGATCAAGCAAACCATTCAAATCTTCCACTGCCTTATCGCGCTCACGCCTCCATGTGTAGTTATCCTCTTCATTCTTGAAGAGCAGGGCAGTATCACCCTCTTGAATCATATTGAGATCGCGCACCACGGGAGATTCAAGCATACGATCAATGGCGGGTGCGAAGTCCTCATATTTCGGGTTCTTAAAGATTTTCCCATCAATGAGAGTTGAACGGTCTTTGATGATTTTTGCACTGCGGTACGTTTCAATCTTTCCTGCCTCTAGCACGTCTTCAAAGCGTTCCATTAGCACAAGCACATCAGGCTCATACGCTGTCTCACCTTCCACTTTCATTTTCACGCCAGACTTGAAGATTTCACGCTTCCCTGTCTCTGCGTTCTTCTCTGTCTCGTACTCATATCCTGCACGTCCCGTCATAATGACATGGTAGGGGTCGCGCACGAAATGATTTGAAAATTCTGTTTTCCACGTAGGTTTGATTTGTCCCCAATCTTGAAACTCTAAACGTGTACGGTTCTTTTTCTCCATATATGCCTTCAAAAATTCTTCCCACACATGAGAAATAGAATCAATGATCAGGATGTTGCTAATGGGATGATTGCGCATACGTTCCATAGTTTCTTTTAAATCTGCCATCGAACGTGAGGAGCGCAGAAGTACTTGGATTCCTGCCTCAGCAAAGAATGGCTTTAAGAATTTTGCAGCTTCCTCCGTGTCGAAAATGACGATAGGGAGCTTGGAGCCAATGCGCTTGTGCAAGCCAATGGCAAGCATTGCAGCGGTGTACGTTTTTCCGCATCCTGCGAATCCTTCAAGGGCGCACTTGAAGTAGGGCTTTGTGTTATCGAGTCCTGTAAAGAATGTGTCCTGTGCTGGCGTGGCAGTAGGCATACTAGAAAGAAAGAAAAAAAATAAGGAGCAGGAGTGTACCGCATGAAATACTGAATACGATGCACATATCCTGCAATGTGCGCCGTTTCATTCTGTTGTACCCGGCTAGGGTGATGTAGCTCATGTAAAAGAGTGATGAAATAGATTGTTACTAACATGCTCTTACGTTACTTTGAAGTCAATAGACAAAATATGCATGTGCTACTATCTCGCTCTGGCAAGGCTATGTGTGTCCCCGGCGTACTTACGCCACAGGTGACGATTAGCGCATTCCCTACGTCCGTGCGGAGGCAGTAGACGCTCGTGCGGACGCTGCTTCTTCATGTGTATACAACATGTATAGTACGTATATATGTTATATATATCGAAGAAAAGGAAGGGTGGGAAAAAAGGCTATTGATCTGTGCTATACTCCACACATGGGTCAAATAATCGCCATTATCGGGATAGGCTTGATGGTGCAAAGTGTTCTCCCATTCCCACACATGAATCTCGTAGGATTCATTGTGTTTGCAGTGGGTAGTGTCATGGCACTTTTCCGCATCTAAAAGCCAATAGAGTGGATTGTAAACCACTCTTTTTGTTATTGTAAACAAGATTGTCAACTGTATCACATACGGCAAACCTCCTCACAGTGAGTCGGAGGGGTTTGCAGACGGGTGATCAAACCCGAATCACGACGTGCGTGATGTCAGTATACTATTTATTCACCACCACATTAGGCGTTTGCTTCAAATCCTTTGCAACGCTGTAGAGTCCAGTCACGGAACCTCCAAAGACGATTCCTACCATGATTCCTGTGACCGTCACCATATCGCCATGGGAAAGCTGAGAAGACACTGCGAGTAGCACACCCATAAAACACGCAGAGGGTGGAAGAACCTTGTCACGGATATTCTCAGGTATGAGTTTCCCGAGCAATGCTGTGAGTCCAAGGATTGTCCCCGTTGCAAGCAAAATTTCTGCGACAGATTCAAAGACACCAAATGTGATCAAATCAAGATCCATAAAAATGATTAGGAAGAAATAAAACGCTCTTTGAAGTTCTTGAGCGCAGCGGCAATACGTACCTGACTCATTGGCGCATTCGGGTTATCCCAACCACCCGATATAATCCCATTCTCTGTAGCCCATTTCTGTGCTTCCTCCTCCCATGTCATCTCAGTGATGTACTTAATATTCGTGAATGGCCTGTACTCCACAATTTTATAGACCAATGGCTCTGCTTGAGTCGGATAATCCAATGGATCAATTTGTAATTTCTTCTCTGCATTTACCATGAAGAAATGTGTTGGGTATCCCTGCGGAGAGTAATTATCTGTCATCGCAATGCACCATCCCTTTGGGGCAATGGTGGTTTTCGGCAATGCTTCACCTCCACATCCTTTGGCAATCGCGTTTGAATTCACAAGTCCAGAATCCGTGACACCATTGGGAATTTTTAAAATCTCCAATGGATGCTTCTGATAGAGAGTAGCAAGACTGCACACAAAGCATCCGTATCCATTGATCGTTAGTTTGCTCTTTCCCAGTCTCATGCTCCCGTAGGATGGATCACGCTGTGAGTATTCTTGCATGGCACGAGATTATCACCTCTCCGTATTCTTGGCCATGTGCTCATTGATTGAGTGCATTGATTTGTTTATTTCAGATAATATACGCGGCAAATCTCTAAACGCCCTAATAAATTCTTCGCTTTCAGAAGCCGCTTTTGCTATTTTATCAATCACAGGATTCTTGCTAATGTCCACGCTTTCAAGAATGGCAATGCGCTTATCTTTTTCCTCAATTAAGCCCGTCAATCTGCCGATTTCAGTAGTCATGTTGATGATTTGGTCTTTCATTTCTTTGCGCTCTTTGTCTTGCAATTCATCACGCGCTCTGTACATAGAAAGAATGTCTGTATTGGCCTGATTACCTCCCCTTTTCCAGTAAAGGAAAATACCTGATGCAATCCCAAACATCAGCAAAAGAGAATTCAAATCCATTGGGATAGAATATACGGGCATATTGCCGTTGACGCAATTCTGTGATCAAAATTATCACGAACGTGTTGCGCGAAAATTTGAAATCCATCCTTGTACTGTCTCACTTGAATCACAGGAAACATGCAGAGTGAAATTTACTCTCGTAGAAGACGTGGGAACCACTATAGCTTTTACCTTTGCTTCCCATGTTTCCGCTTCCTCCACATCAAGAAATGTCGTGCTGCCCTGTTGTGTTCCACTCTCGTTATAAAAATCAATTTCCAAAGAGACTGCCTTTGATGCACTGATCGCATCAGCGAACAGCTCACAGGTCACACGGATCACTTCACCCGCAGTTACGCCGGGTAATGTCTTGGCTTCCGCTGCGCTAATTGTCTTTACACCATTACCAAGGGCAAGTGACAAATATGCGTCAGCATTCGCTCCTGCGGGGTCGATACTGAGTGTGGCTGTATCCCTCTCATCCTTCACTTCAAACGCAGCAGTGCCCGTACTGGAAGCCGTGACAGTGCCATAGTAGAGCGAGTCACCTACAAGATTCTCTCCACTACTGAATGAATCCGTACCAGACCATTTAGAAAAATTGTCACGCCATAGGTCAAAGAATCCTTCGTACTCCAACATCGTGCGCCATGTGGAAAGTTCATCATCGGTCATCTTTTCTGCACATGCAGCGACAAGACGTAATGCACCTTTTTGGAAGTAGGAAAGGTTCGTGTCCTTCGCTAATTTGAAATCACCTGTGCTCGTATCAAAAGAAGTTCCTGTATCTGTTTGTGTTCCCCGACTCGTGCCATCAATGAGCACTTGAATCCCTGTAGTATTGCTTCCACGGAACACGATCAAATGCGGTTTACCTTTCGTTAAATATGTATCGGAACTCGCAACAGTTACGGTCTTCACGTTGCCATCCAACTTAATTTCACACACCAAACTCGTACCATTGAAATAGATGCGCGGATAATGCGTGGAACCAAAGAGGCCATACACAATGCCTTCTTGATTCGTCATTTCATTCCTGCTCAAGATAACACCAATGGTGAATTCCGTGATCGTTACACCATTCACTCCAAGATTATCCGAAAGGTAATCGTCCACTCCATCAGCAATATAACCGTACGGTGCGAGCTGCGCACCACTTACGGTTGCATCCACATTCGTATCTTCTTTGTCTGTCCACGTTGCAGCAGCACTATCCCTTCCATCGAGATACATCAAAAACTGAATGGCGTATGCATTGCGCTTTCTGTGGATCGTGAACGGTGTATCGAAACCCGTAGGACTCATACGCGTATCCTACCAGACCACTCCCGTTGCGATGATCTTATTTAAGAACATGGTTGGTTGCATAATATCCTGCGAAGAGCTGAGAGAGCTGCTTGTGGCAGTGGGGTTTGATCCAAGCATGAATTTTCCTGAACCGTTGTCCGTGATGTTTCCTGTACCCGGCACTGTGTGGGTGTGCGCAATGTTAATGGTTTCAGCTCCAGCCGATCCACCAACCTTTTCACTTTGCGTGTCATTGGCAACGATGCGTCCAGCATCCGAACCTCCCATATCGTCATTGGCTACTGCTGTTCGTCCTCGAAAATCAGGGACGGCGAGACGTTTATTTGCTGCAAAGTCTGCTGCTGCATTTGCTCCAAATGTGCTCCCTGCTCCAGCACTATCAAAAATAGCCAGTGTTCCATCCGTATTTCCTACAGACCACAGAAGAGAAAACAGTGTTTCCATGTCTGCATTTGCCCTAAGAGTGCCACCACTAGATCCGTTTCCAATTGTTCCACCCGTACAGAGTAACCAACCATTCGGCACATCCGCTTCAAGACCAAAGAAATCCTGAATCATTCCTGCGAAGAATCCACGGTTAATGGCTTTGGCAATCGTGACTACTTGTGAAGCAAGCAATTGATCGCCAGCGGTATAGGATTCAGATACGGGCATTACGCATCAGAGAAAGTAATACGCCAATCAATAAAGACGCTATCCAAAGCCGTAACTGCGAAATCATCATTTACGCGAGCAAGTAGACTTCCACTGTTTGCAGAACCCGTTCCATCAATGAATAGCCCAAGCTCTTTGATCGTGGATGTGGGTACTTCTCCTGCGTTGAATGTGGTGGATATAGCTGCAACAGCACCGCTATTGATTCGGCTCGTGACTGTCTTACGCGCATTCTCTGTTTGGAGTTGCGTGTTTCCAGCAGCAGGGGCATTTGTTCCTGTTCCCACCGCAACGTAATTCACGAGACAGCCGCTATCCGGCGTTGCATCGGAAATGCGATTAGCCAGCAAGGTAAGGCCAACCGTCACTACAAGATTCTTCTTTCGTGATTCATGTTTGACCTCTCCATTTTCGCCAATAACTTTCACGTGCACTTCACCCGTCATGCGAATAGATCCTGTGGGAGATTCCATGTTTGCAATCATACAATATTAGCCTAGAGGACTTCCATTTAAAATGAAAACACGCTTGGTATCTGCGTAGGAGGAAGGGAAATACACACCAAGCACGTACATCTCACCAAAATTCATTTCAGAATTAGAATCGTCACCTACCCCTACGCCATCCATTTGTTGATTGATGTCTGTTCCGGCAATGACCGTCTCAGATAACTCAATCATGTCTTCCACATCGTGCAACGTCTCCAATGTTTCCCCATCAATCAACTGCACCTTGCGTGATGCGTATAGTTCTCGCATGAATTCCTCAAAGCCAAAGAGCACTGTGGCAAAACTGACATTGTGCCTCCAATGGCTCCCTGCGATGCTCCTACTGGTAATTTTCTGGATTACTGCACTCCCGCTGAAGTTCCCCTTCGTGATAGGGATAATCTGACCTGGCTTAAATAAGTCTTCCGCAGTCATAAATGATCCATTGATGATGCGCGAGCTGTATTTCTCCAAGTTTTGCCTACCCATCTCATACGCGAGTGCGCGAGAATCAATGCTGCTGTCTTGAATAACTCTCTTGAATTCCCCGTTTGTCTCAGGGAAAAGAATCATCATTTCCGCAATACTCGCTAGATTCTTCGTTTGCACTCTGATAGGTACATCGTACTTGTAGCGCACCTCAAAAACGTCACCATTTGCCACTACAGCGTGTGTACCGTTCTCAATGTACTTTTCATTGAAATTCACCTGAAACTCAGCAGTGGGCACTTGTTCGCCAAATTTGATGCCCACTGTTTTAGGAGTGCCATCGACAAATACGGAAACATCATGTGGCTTCTCTGGCAATACGAATTGCGTTTTCTCACCGTCCGCAACCTCCGTATAAATGATCTCTTCTGAGAGATACGTGCCACCGCGCACGATTACCACATTCACCAAGTTGGAGATGTCAATTTTGATATTCAATCCTTTCCAAAAGTCTCCCGTATTGGTGATGCTCGATGTGGCGTTTTCTGCATCGTTGGCAACGAAATGCACAACCTTGTAAGAATCTATATGCCACCTATAGCCAATAGCATCAGCAATGCGCTGGATTCCTTCGCTTGGAGTGACGTAGTTATACAGCACTTTCTCAATCACAATCCCATCCTCCACGCCATCCGTGGTAAAACCCGGACAGTAGGTATCCACAATGTCGCGCACAATATCCCCTGCAAGTTCTGCCTCATAAGTTTCCGCAACCCTATCCCGATCAAAGAGCTTTCTGTATCCCTGAGTGCTCGCCTTGTAGACCGTGATATTGTCCGAAAAATCAATTTCCGGTGCATCGAGGATTCCCGCAAAGAGATACACGCCATAGTCATTCTCTACAAAAATCTCATCCCATTCTTGAATTTCATCTCTCGTTACAAATCCACATTGTGTGTTCCTATTGTTGTTGCTCATCGAAATCGTCAGCGTTCCGTTGTCAGAGTATATCCGCTCGATGTCGTATATTCCGATCATAGAGAAACTATAGCCCGAGACGTGGCTGTACACGAGTCACCGCAGCATCCAGCAATTCGGTTGCAGCTTCTACAGAAGAAATGATGCTGTCATGCAGGTGAATATGTACACCTCCCATGCCGCTCATCTTAGACAGAGGAACTACGGCTTCCGGCTCTCTTCCTTCGCCAATCATTGCCAATGTTGGTCTTGTGACAATGCCACCCTGCGCAAGATTCGGGATGCTTGGAATATCTAGATTTCTTATACCAATTGCCTTTCCGAGAACGCCAGCAACAGGGCGCAATGATCCTAAGAAACTATTCATTTTATTGATAATCCAATTGATTGCATCTGTGAAAACATTTTTTATCCCATCCCAAACGCCTGATGTAATCCCTTTCATTCCATCCATCATTCCCTTCCATACATCACTGATAATCGTAGAGCCACTCGTGAAAATAAGTTTCAGCCCATCCCAAAACTTCTGCCCCCACGTTCCAATGATCGTGAACACTGAAATTGCCCAATCTTTTATTGCAGTCCATGCCCCCTGCCAATCTCCTCTAAGAAGAGCTACGCCAACTTGGAATAGCATCTTTAATGTTTCCCACCAAATCGTAAAATAGGCAACAATGAAATCAAAGGCTGTCGTGACGATAGTTTGAATCGCCATCCAATCACTCTCCCACCAAAACTTGAAGACGGTGATTGCATCCCTAATAAATTGAAACACTGCCGCCGTTTTATCTTGAATGCCCAGAAAGTTCGTTTGCCATGCCAGAAACAATAATCCAGCAAGGGCAATCAGCGCAAGAATAGGCGCACCAATAAAACTGATCGCAGCACCAATAGCCGTAAATCCAGCAACCAATGCAGGAATAAATGTCACGAGGAGTAGTAATGGAGCTATGAGAAGTGCAGCAGCAGTACCAAAGAGCACCACCTTAGCGATGATGCTTATTGTTGCAGGGGAAAGAGATTCAAACCACGCAAGCACCCGTTCTCCAATCACCATCAATTGCTCCAATATCGGTATCAGAGCGTCACCTAACCGCTCTTTCATGTTTCCTATTCGATTTGCTGCGGCTTCTGTTTTTCCTGCAAAGGTATCCATGAATGCAGCAGCTTGCCCACCAACCTTTTCATGCAGTTGCCCAAGAGCCTCCAATGGTGTTGCCGTCTCTTTAATATCAATGTCGTATGCCTTGAGAACCTTCCCATTTCCTGAGAGCACTTGCCCCACAAGCGTAGAAGCAGTGGCAAGATCAATGCTCTTTGCTCGTGCAAGATCCTGAGCCAAACCTAGAAGTTTTGTTGATTCCGTTACATCCTTTGTTCTCTGAAAGAACGTACCAAGCGCAACCGCAGCATCCTCATCATCAAATCCCATCTGTACCGCACCCGCAGCAGCAGCAAGTAATGCATCCTTTGCAGCTAATCCCTCTTTCCCCATGGTTTTGAGTGTTGCATTGAATTTCGCCATAGATACCTGTGCACCACTTGCTGCCCCTGTCCAATCACGCAGCATCAATACTCCTGCTGCACCAATGGCTCCAAATGCCAAAGACGCTTTTTGCAATTGTGGTGTCATATCTTTTATTTTTCCATTCATGCTATCCACTCCATTCTTCACCTTGTCTGCCATCGTTTGTGCTGCATCTTTTGCCTTGTTCAATCCAGATTGAAATTCCGTAATATCGGCTTTTATCTTCGCAATGACGGAACCAGCATCAAAGGCCATGCGCTCATCATACACGCTGCATTATCCTCTGCGCTATTTCCATCTCTTTAGCGATAGTCTCAGGGGTAACGTCCTTGTATTTCTGATCTTGTACTTCATGTTTGAGATTGATGGAATTGATAATGCTCGCACCACCGTCTTTCATCATGGGAACACGTGCAGCATGAATGAGCTGCAACATGCGTCTGTCCTCAGTGATCTCTCGCCTTCGTGCTATCCAATCATTCAAAATCTCCATCTCTCTTGGATAGAGATTCAGTATTTGCTCTTTTGACCAACCGTACTCACTGCCAAGATTATCCATTGCAGCTTGCAGCCAATCATTTCTTAGCTGTTCTTTGAGCTTGGAAGGAACGTCTGCAACTCCTCCCACACTCCTAAAAAATCGTTGATCTCAAACATCGCTTTGAAACATTTCACGGCAGTTTTCAAATCCATTTCCTCATCCAATTCGTTTATGTCTTTTCTCGTAGCTATAGCCAAAATAGACAAAGCCTCTGGCAATGCAGAAGCAAGAATATGTGGCAGTTCTTTGAGAACGAGTTTTGCATCAATCTTTCCCACCTCAACACCCTCAACACCCGCAAGTAACTCAGGGATCTTTTGGAGCTTATCGAGCACAAGGGCATATTCACTTAATTTGAGCTTGTACACTGTAAAACCATCCACATGAATTTCTTTTGGTAATGACGCGGAAACATTGCTCATAAGTGCAGAGAAAGGATATATATGCGCACTCTACACAAAGAGACACATGGAAGCCACGCCAAGTAACAACCATGTGTCCGGTATCAGAATACCTTACGTGGGTGTACCAAATCTTGCGAGCATTTGACCTTCTGCCTTGCTCGTATCTGCAAGACCGATCCATGACACTTCATAGGTCGTCTCTTCCTCTAGTTTGAATGGTAACTTGCTCTCTCCCATGAGTACGGCTTTCCACACAGTCACATCCAATGCCGTCCCTGTGACACCGTGAGGGTGCAAGGTGAGTGTTGCACCTGCAAGAGCTGTTCCACCATCCTTTCCAATAGCAACAGCGTCACCGCTCAATGCATCGACAGCACCATTGATCACTTTAAGAAGAATGGCATAGGAATACTCAGAGAGTGTGGTCTTTATCTCAATCCTCGTTCCTCCGTTATTGGCTTTCACTGGAGAAGTCCCATACTCATCAACCGTCACCTCATTCACTGCGCTCGTGACCTTTACCTCGACACCGCCTTTGGTATGACCAAGGGCTTGCGAGTTATAGGTAATGTCGCATTGACCAAGCCGAATGTTTGCAACGTTTTGAGCCATAGGGTTTTATGGATAGGCAGTACCGAATTGGATAAGTCCTCCATTTCCATCTACATCCTGATCATCTTCGGATACGAGAGCCAAGAACGTAACCTCGTAGGTTGTTTCCTCATCCACCTTAAAGGCCAAGGTCTTATCTCCCAAAGGAATTGCCTTGAAGATCAAAATATCTAATCCTGTATCAGCGGCAGAAACAGGGTGAAGCAAAAGAGCTGCGCCATCTAAGATTGCGCCAGCGGAACCACCAACACCAAGAGCAAAGACCGTTGCACCAAGTTTATCCGAACCATTAATAACCGCCTCTAAAATGGTGTATTCGTATTCAGAAAGAGTAACCGTTACCTCCACACGATTTCCTGTGTGATACGCCTTCACGGGCATAATACCGAATTTATCCACAGTCACCTCAGCAATATCATTGGAAATACTCACTTCGCAACCACCCTTCGTATGGCCAAGATCAATGCTGTTATATGTCACTTCGCATTGACCAAGTTGGATATTCGCAATTGAAGGCATGAGCGAATCATACTACCTGCCCACTTCCATACGCAAATCCAATCATTGACCGTCCACACCGCGTATCTTGAACATCACATTGAATACCCAGAGCCAGCGTTTTTTTTCTGGATCTAAACCAATATTCTGAGGAGTAGCTACTGCGCGTGAATACATCGCATCACGTGATCCAATATCAATATTCTGCTTTCTATTCAGCAAATGGTACGCATCCCAAATCTGCTGCACAGCTTTTGCATGAGCATTGCTACCTCCACTCGCTCCATAATATGCAACTTGCACAGAAGGATGATCTAAAGCGTAATACTGCTCAGGTGCAGCACCGCCCGTATCTGTAATCAGAAAGAAGCTGTTTTTATTCACAGGGGGGTTATTAACAAAGATGTCTCGCCCAACATTTCCCATCCCATTATCAGAGAGATACTCCGCAACGTCATCTGCCATTGATGGATCGTAATTAACCATTGAGTGCATCAGTGAAATTGTCGCTTAGGATCTTACCGTACTTCTGCGCATTTTCCTTTGCGGGAGTTTCTAAATACTTCTGCTGCCTGTGTTGCCCACCAACAGTATTCGTCTGTTTGATGTGCAGTGTCATATCCTCATGCAGTCTCGCAGCATAGGGCATGTTGTAACCTACCGTCACTTCGGGGTTTCCCGATCCATCATCAACAGGCAATTGCGTACTGGCACTTCCTGCAAGACCTCCTGCAAATCCCTTGTCGAATGGCACAATCATTACGCTGTCTGCGCGTAGCTGCTCTCCCGCAAGAAATAAGCCTTTCATCATGGCCTCAATCACTGCCTTCCCTAGCTCATCAAATCCTTTGTTCATTCCCGAAAAATCAAAATCAATACTGAACTTATCCATAGCTACAGCGTAGCGGGACTCTGTGTATCCGGTAAGGTGATACTCCCTGTTATGCGCCTATATCCCTTGAGAAGATGTTTTGCACGTGGAGACAGGGATTGCTCCGTTGGCTTTGCATCTGACTCAATCCCGTGATCAATGTCGGGCATGTTGAGATGCATGAACTCCACTTGCGCAATCGTGGCAAGCATCACTGCATCAGGAATGTGACCGTCCCCAAACGATTGCACGTCCTCTATGCGTGGGAATAATCGTACCTGCGTAATACCATCTCCTCTCTGCCAATATCCTGCGTAGCTATCTATGTACACCTCCGCTTGTACGATTCTTAGAGATAGTTCGTAATCTCCCAACTCAATAATATCCGTATTCTGTGAATACGCTCTCACATCAGCAGCAGTGCAATAGGTTGTTGTTAAAGGTGTGGGTGGATCGTTGGTCATAGACAAATGCTACTGCCAACGCAAAACGCAGTCCACTTGGAACTGCGTCGTGCGCTTCTTAACTCTCTAATACTTCGGTTCACCCCGTTGTTGAAACCTACTACTTCGTTTCCTGAGGAACAATGTCGAAAAGTTCAATATATAGTTTCTTCTCATCTTCGTTCAATTCAATGTACTTCGCAAAGTTACCTTCTGCTTCACGCACCTTCGCTTCCATTTCAGCTTCCTTCTGTGCATTGCTCTTGCGTCCACGAGTTTCCTTTTTTGCAGCATTCTTTTGATCCGATGCGTGTGCTTTGTTTGCGGACATATTCGCAGCCACAGCCATCAAACCAGCAGCCTCAGTAGCCTCAGTTACTTTCTCTGCCTCTTCCTGATCTGCTTCCAACTGGTCATTATATTCCTTTTCCTCAGCAGCCGTTGCCTCTGTCCATCCCTTCTCATGCTCTGCTTTGAGAATAGGAATAGTCCTACCGTTCTGATCAGTTTTTGGCTTTCCATCAGCCTTGAGAGCTACAGGATGCTCATTGAGCAAATACGCTTTTCTCTCTGCATCAACAGCAACGATCACTCCTTTTTTGTTCTTGATTAATGGCATAAAAATTGGGGAAGTAAAAAGAAAGACGTACTTTCATGGTACGTCTTTCTTCATTTTTAATCAAAGTTCTATTAGCTCTTCACGTGGATGCCGAATGCATCACGCATTTCAGCGAAGCCGTAGAGAATATCTACGGTGCACTGCACTCCGAGGCGAGCAGCGTTGTACGAGAGAACGGCGCGAATGGAAAGACCACTTTCCGGGTCATTGACCACAGAAGCGACAGCACCCATTCCTGAAGGAATGTTGCTTTCCAAAGGACGCACAACAAGTGCAATTGCATCCCTGTGGAATGCAAGCGAGCTTGTTTGGTTCGTGTCATGGAGTGGCACAGCCTGAGATTCCATAACATCGAAGCCCATATAGCGGCCAATGATTCCTTCCTCCAAGCGCGTCTTATCACCTCCCGTGTTTGCCGCTGCAAGGAATTGACTATCTGCTGCAAGCAATGCGCTCACATCCTTGGTAGCAAGAACGAGTGTGCGTCCTTCACGTGGAGCCTTGCCATCTGTCAGTTTCTTGCGAGCAAGACGCACAACAGCAGCAGTGATGTCCGTGTTGTACGTACCAACGTCCTGAGAGAACGTTGCGTAGAGGCCAAATAGGTCATCTTCAATCTTCTCAGCAAGCGCAATCATTGCACTGCCCATGTATGCCTGTAGAAGATCATTGCGAGAAAGAGCCTTATCAATATCTTCGATGATGAACGTTGCCTCTTTGTGCTTGTTCAGCGTCACAGAGACAGAGGAGCTTGTAGCATCCTGCACGGTCACATCAGTAGCAGCCGTCTTATCGTTAGCACTCAAGCTACCGATAGTCGGGACTAGAACTACTTTTCCATACTGTCCGACTTCTGAATCGAAGTCGCGGCGCACACGTTTCACAAGAACAAGGTTCTTGCGTAGCTGCGTCAGCACCTCCATAGACACAATAGTGGCTTGGTGTGCGGTTAAAGTGTTTGCCATGGTGATTCAAGTGGTGAGAGGGCATATAGCTGCCCCGAAAGCTGGCGTGGGTTATTAATCCTTTATTCTCCCTTCACGTAAGGCTTTCATTATCGCATCCCTGTTTTTCTCGTAGAAGGCTGGATTTTCGATCTGTGCCTTGGTAAAGGTCGTGGTGTCTCCTCCCTCGGGTGATCCATCAGCAGGATTAACTGGATGATTCACGTCGCTTTTCTTGTCTCCCATCAGAATTTTGCGATTTGCGGTGATCCACGCAAGTTTCTTTTCGGGTGGCAAGTCAGGTACTAGACTTTGGCGATCCTTTGGAATTGCTGCAATTTCCGCATCAATGACGGCCTTCAATGCAGTTTCCAATTCCGCTGCTCTTGCAGCTTGTGGCTTGAGTTCATCAATAACTTTTTGATGCTCTCCTGCCTTGATTTGTTCATCCTGTTTCCTCTTCGCATCTTCAGCCTCAAACGTAGCCAATTTGTCAGATTTCTCTTTTAACTGATCATTGACCTCTTTGAAGCGTCCGTATGGAATAGGGTCAGGTTCCTTCGCTGGCGGTATCGGCGGTGTCGCTGCCGGGGCGGGTGCTGGCTCAGGAGTAGGTGAAGGAGCGGGTGGCGTTGGATCTGCCATACTAGTTTTGGGAAGAGGCTAAAACGCGCTTTAACGTCCGCGATGACGATAGCCACTCACACTGTACAGAGTAATTATTGATTTCGTCAAAGCCTCATCGCTCAGGGTATGAAACATCCTTCCAGTCAATGTGTGCTCCCGGGATGATTTTGCTACCGATACTTTCTGTGATGGATAGTTTTCCCATCGGAATACTGCCATCCAAAGAAACTGATCCTGCCGTCTTCGGATCTGTGTGCACTTTCACACGATCTGGTATGTCTTCTACATGGAGAACCAAGTGATGCTTTCCGCTGCCTTTATACGTAGAAGATGACTGAAGATCATCTAAGAACAACTTCCCTGAGTCGGGAGCCATTGCAAAATCCTTATGGCCTGGCCTTCCGTAATACCCTCCTGCTGCGGACAATTCTTTGTTCTCCGGCGTAGGTGATAGCTTCCCTGTATCAATGATGCTTTGCAGTTCATTGTCATCCACCCAACGGTGCATCTCCCCATTTCTCAAAGGCAAACGCATACCTTCCTCAGTCTCAAGCGTGATGTTTTTATAGCCCGTTTCGTATTTCATGGCTTCTAACTCACGTTTCGTTTTTTTATCCGGGAATGGGATTTGTTGGTCTCCACCACTTTCTCCA